CGCGAACTGTTTGCGGGCCTCTTGGACGACGATGCGCCAAGGGGCCCGCGTCTGCTATTTACAAAAGCTCGGCCTTAATGGCGGGACTTTCTGCGAGCTGCTCGGCTGCCTTTTCTTCGGAGCTGTCGAGTGCTGCCAGACTGCGGTAGACCCACTCGTTGACCTGGGTGTTCTTGACGCCTGCGGTCTGCATAAGGGCGCCTACCTCGCGGATTGCTGCGAGCAGATCGGCTTTGGGACCCGCGAGCTCGACCTCGATGCCGTGGTAGGCGGTCACGCCGCGGTTCTCGCTCACGTGGTCGATAAAGCCCTCGACGGTCTCAAGCTGCTGGGCGAGAGCTGCATCATCGTCAGCGTCCAGCGCGACGAGTGCGTTCGAAACCGTGAGGGCGGGATGTCCGCAGGGGACAAAGCCTTCGATGACATCCATAGCTTCGGTAATGGTTGAGCCCAGGCCTGTGAGGGCATTGATGAGTTGCTGCTTGGTATCCATAACGGTCCTTTCGACGGGTCAGTTTTGCTTGGCGAAAATATACGTTACGCGATCGGTAGCAAAAGTGCGAAGTGCGGCGCACATTGGGGTCTTCACAGCTCGTGCATAGAACAGCTGTCTGCCTTTAGAACGTGGTAAGATAGCTATCCACGAGCGGGGTTCACCCCGCGTGTTCCTTGAAAAGTCGACGGGTGTTGGGCGCTCGTGCCCAGTGCCATCCAGACTTTCCCGACATTCGGGGGCGACTGGTTTCGACACGATAGCTCTGAGAGAGGAAGCAAGCCGAGGTCTCCTCGCCTCGTTAAACAGGGGTACCGTCAAATTGAATTGACAACAACTCTTCTTTTGAGCCTATGGCTCTCGCTGCTTAGTTTATAGCGGCGCGTCAACCCGGTGATTTCCCCGACACCGGCGCGACGTCATGTTAGGGGAATGCTCCTGCGCACGTAATCGGTATGGCGCAGGCTAAGACCGAACCGGTTAGGACGCCGCGAGCGTGTCGCTGCGCGCAAAGCGTCCGAGACTAAACCAGCGACTGAGCTTGGAGATGCCAATCAGGGGGCTTTCGTGGACCGGAGTTCGATTCTCCGCGCCTCCACCATGCAAGAATTGGTCGAACTATGCCCTTCGGGGCATGGTTCGGCTTTTTTCTTTTTCGGGCTGAAATCGTTTCCGTAGTGGTCGAACGCGAAGTAAACGTTAAGCGTCTTCCCGTCAATTTCCGCGAATCGAACAAATGAGTTTAAGATCACTTCGGGCGTTAGGTTTTCCGCCGCATCATCGAGCCACAGCATGAGTTCGTCAACGCCGATGTTAAACGCCTCTTCCCGCTCGGCTATGCGCAGCTCCGCTTCAAGCTCGCTTTTGCGCTGCTTCAGCTCTTCGGTTCGCTCTCTTCCGCCGGGTGGCGCTATACCGTCTTCTATGGCTTGCCAGATTCGTTCAAAGGTGCGGTCAATCCGCTTCAGCTCTTTCTTTATCGCATAGCTTCTTGATTGTTCCTTCGGCTGTTCCTCCTGAAACTCAACCATCCCGCTTGCTATGCGTCGCCTAACGTCTTCGCGCGCAACGGCTTGCAGGGTCATGTCGCAAACAACGTCTTCTATGAGATCACGCCGCACGGTTCGGCGGCACTTGCGGCACTTGTAGTAGTGATACGTCGCGCCCGTGCACGATGTGCCGCTTGTGCCCGCCATTGGAGCGCCGCACTTCGAACAGTAGAGCTTGCCGGACAATGGAAACTCTAGGGTTGAGTTGACCCTGCGCCGCGGCCTATGCCGGTCGCCAAGCATGTTGTTAATCATGTCTTGTTCGGCTTGCGTCCATATTGCGGGCATCCCGTCTTCGACCTCGTGTCCCGCGTATTTGTAGACACCTGCATTCTGAACGCGCTTCAATAGCTTTGTGACGGTATCCTGATTGAACTTTGCTCCGCGCTTGCTTCGCTCGGTGCTCACGGCGCGCACGATATCGGCTACAGAGCTACCGGAAAACAGCATGTTCTTCATCTTGCGAAGCACGGACGCTTCGCGCTCGTTGATGACGTAGCGGCCTTCTACGATATCCCAACCGTACAGAGTGCGACCATTCGCCATGCACCGCTGCGCGTTCTTCTGGATTCCGTCTTTTATGCGCTCGCTGTCTAGCGCGCTTTCATACTCAGCGAGCACTTCAAGCATGCCGAGCTGCAACACGCCGCTTGACCCGCTGGAAATGTCTTCGCCAGCGTATAGGATTTCTACGCCAGCCTTGCGGAGCATGATTCGCGCCAGCGACATTTCATCGCGGTTGCGCATGATGCGCGTTACCTTGTAGATCACCACATAATCAAATAGCCCGTGTCTGGCATCGCTCATCATCCGCTGAAACTCGGTGCGGTCGATGTTGCGCCCCGTCTGCGCGTAGTCGCAGTATTCGTGCACGACCTGCAATCCCTCGCGCTCGCAGAACGCGCGCGAGTTCTCAACTTGTATCTCGATGCTCTCTGAGCGCTGATTGTGCGAGCTAAAGCGCGCATATATGGCAGCTCGGTTCTTGACCATGCTAAAATCACTCCTTAGAGCGAGCGCGGTAAAGCGCTCTGCTTTCTCACCAGCCCCGCGCGCGTTCCGGCAAGTTCCCGCGTGGGGTTTCTCTTTGATAACGGAACTTTAAGTTCCCGATATTTCGCCCTTCAAATCCTTCTTACAATCGAATAACACCAGCTCATACGCTTGTAGATACCAAAGAAAGCGCTCGTTTTCATCCTGGCTACGCCAGGAATCATTCGAGGTACTTTCGATGCCTGTTCAGGTACGATCTCCATTCCGACGTTAGCTGGTACGTATCGGTGTCGTAAACATCATCAATGGGAAACGCGAAAGAGAACACGCCGCGCCCTTCCCGTTCAAACGCAAGCAGGGCATCGAACTTATCGCCTATGACAACTGACCCCGAAGCATCAAGCGCTTCCAACGCCGCTTTCTTTATTTCCGGCGAGAATCCCTTGGCGATAGTGCGTTTCGAAACCCAACCAGAAAGCTTCTTGTTTGCGAAGAAACCGGATACAAAACCAACGGTTAGCGCAATTGCCGTCCACAGAACGAATGGCAATCCGTCGCCGTCTCCGAACTGGTCAACGACCCACGCTGGGTCTAGCCATTGCAGCAAGGCGTTCAATAGGTCAATCATTCCTATACCGCCGCCCGCTCTTCGGTTGCAGGTAGATCACGTTTGGCAGTCTCTTTAGATTCACCCGCTGCTGCGCGGGCTGTCATGGCTATGTTCTGCCGCCATTGCGGCGTGCTTTCTCGGTAGCAACCTACTATTTCGCGCTCTTCAGACGTTAAGCGCTCGCCGCTGTCTTCTCGCGGGTGGTCTTCGTACCAGCCGAGAATGTCGTTTGGCGTGCAGCCTAGGGCAACGGCGCAATTCCATACCTGTTCAGCGTTCATCATTGCCGCGCCAGATTCCCAAGAACGATAGGTGTATTTGTTTACACCAATCTTCTTCGCGAAATCATCCCTGTTTGAGTAGCCCGCCGCTTTGCGCAACCTCATAAGTTGGACGTTCACCGCTACCCTCCTTCGCTATTCGTACAAGTGCATAGTACAACGTAGTTAGCTAATTCACAACGAAATTGTTTGTTTTCACTTGACATAGCTACTTTGCTTGTCTATTGTTCCGTTACAGTTGCTAACGTGGTTAGCACTTATTGGTGAAGGAGGTGAACAAGTATGGGATTCAACAAGGAAGTCTTTGCTGCGAATCTTCGAGCTGCCCGCGCGGCGCTCGACATGTCGCAGGAAGAGCTTGCTAAGGCTGTCGGCGTGTCCAAAGACGCAATCGTGAAGTACGAGAGCGGAGAGGGCTATACGCCGGGCGCTGACAAGATCGTTGCTATCTGTCGCGTCGTGCGCAAAAGCCCTAACGAGCTTATGGGGTGGAAGGAGACGGCCTAATGCTCGCTCTTGGCATCGCTCTTATCGTCATTGCCCTGCTAAGCCCGATGGGCGTTCCGACGTTCATTGTCTGGCTCTTCGGAATCGGCGCGCTGGGCTTCTGGATGGGAAAGAGCATTGCTGAACCCGTCAAGAAAACGGAGGTTTCCAAGAATGAAAACCGACATTAGAACCGGTGGTTTTGGGGGTGGTTTTACGGATGCACGAACCGTGCGGCCTAGATGCCGCGCAACGTCAGTTCTACCGCGAGATTACGGCTCTCGTTATCGCGTGGTTGCTGCGAAGAAAGATGCCCGCCCGGTGTTGCAGCACCGAACGGGCGCGTCAAATGGGGCTTACCAATTGACAGAAGACAGTATAGTGCGCATGCCGCGCTGGAAGCGCTGGGGATTGTATGCGCTTGCTGCTCTCACCATGTCGGGAATCATCCCGGCGCTTGCTTGCAACGCGCTTCTCTGGCTATGCGAAAGCGTGGGCTGGTGGCTTCTCGTTCCGCTCTACGTCGTGGTTGGGCGCGCTCTCTGGCGCGTGATGTGGTCATGAAGGCCGAAGTCTACCGCGACAACGCGGGCTTCTGGATGGCGCGTATAGAGGAAGACGCGAGCACGCCCGAAAACCGGGGCATCGGCAGGGTCTACCGCCGCCAGATGCTACCCGTCGCACCATCGGCGAGCAAGGCGGAAGCAGAAGCGGCCTTGCGCCGCGTCATGAGCCGTGAAGCGAGGTGCCCGCATGGACACCGATAACTACACGCAACCGCTCGAAGCCGTCATGCGCCAAGAGCGCCAGCGCGTCTACTCGATGCCGCTAAAGGTCGCGGACAGGCGTTACCTGTTCAAGGAGTGGTGCGAGAAGAACCCAAAGGCGCTGCGCGAAATCGAGCTTACAGCGCTCGCAATCGACGCTCGCGGGCTTCGCGTCTCCACTAAGTACCTCATCGAAAAGCAGCGCTATGAGGGCACTACGAAGCTCGTTGGCGTGCCCTTCGTTGACGATCAGGGCAACGAACACACCTACGGAATCAACAACAGCGATAGCTCTTTGCTCGCTCGCTGGCTGCTCGAACGCAACCCGAAGCTTCGCATCGAGCTTAGAACATCCATGTTTGACAAGGAGAAGAAAGATGAAGCGTAAAGAGATTGCCGAGACTATCGCCAAGGTCGGCGCTGGCACTTTCGCCCTCAACGGCAGCATGTCGCTTATCAATCCCAAGACCGGCGAGGGCTTCGACGTTGATATGGGCGCGACGCTCGCAATCGTTCGCGGCACCCTCGCATGGGTTGACACCCTGTTTGAAGATGACGCGAAGCCCGAGCCGAGCACCGTTAAGCACATGCAAAAGCTGCTCACCTACGTTGGCAGCTCGATTGCCTACGACATTTCAAGCGATGAAGAGGAATAGCGCACAGGCAACCTTGCCGCTCGATTTCGGCGAACCGCCCATGCCAGACCCCGAAGCATGCGAGTTCGAAAGCATGCGACATCGCGGCAAGACGTGCTGCACGTTCGTTGGGTGCGACGTTTGGACGAACTGCCGCGAAGTCGGGCACTGCGTATGGGACGGATGGCACCAGCAGGGCGCGCCAGACGTGATCTGCGACGAGGAAGACGGTTAGGAGGTGACTACATGCCTACAAGGGAGGAAACGACCGCTGCGCAAGAGCCTATGGCCTTCTTCTCGCACGATTCCAACGCTTCACAAGACGTGAAGTGCCAACGGCTCATTCATCGCCGGGGCTATGACGGCTACGGGCGCTGGTGGCGGCTCTGCGAATATCTGGCGGCTACCAAGGGGCACCGTATCGCTTTCGAGACGGAGGAAGACGCGCTTATTCTCGCGGGCGTTCTGGGCTTCGGACAGTCTGGCGCGTTCGATGAGTACATGGCGATTGAAGATTGCAAATCCTTTGTCGAAGAGCTGTTGGATATAGGGTTGCTCGAACGAGACGAAGACGGCTTCTTGACGAACTTTCGCATGCTCAAAAACGCGCTTTATTTCGGTCGCCAACGCGCCAACGGGCGCAAGGGCGGAAGACCGCGCAAGAACTCACAGAACAACAATTCGGCAGGTCAGGAGGTGTAAAAGCATGTTTGCCAAACCCAAGGCAAAACCAGTGGTTTTATGGGTGCTAAACCCACTCGCAAATGGTCGCCTAACCATAAAACAAAACAAAAAAAAACAAGATGAGGCGGGTTTTGGTCCCTCGAACCAAAACCAAAACCCGCCGTACTTGCTTGTTAGTCAACCTTACAAGCAAGGTTCTTTCTCTTGCTTCTTCTCTTTTCTGTCTTGTTTTGTGCGGCTCATTCGAGCGCCAGCAAAACAGCTTCCCACAGGTTTTCAACAGAGTTTTCAACAATGGCACGAAATGGGGTGATTTGCTATGGATACCGAGAAGACTTATAGCTTCTCTTTTACTCCTGACAACCCGGAAAAGCTGAAACAGCTATTTGATAGCCTTCGTCGCAATGCGTCTGTTGTCGCAATCAAAACCGTATCGGGAACTGAAGAGCCTGACCGCATTATTTTCAACGGCAGCTCTTACAGCAAGCGCAACGAATGCAAAAGGATTCCCGACTATTCAGGCTCATACGTGACGGTGCATAAGGTCATGGATAACGGCACCTATGAACACGACTTCGGTTACTTCCAATGCTCGTGTTGTGGGTGCTACATCATGAACAACGCGGCCTATTGCCCTTCTTGCGGCGCGGAGGTTGTGGAATGATTGCGCCAACGACACGCGACGGCGCACGCGAGCTGTTCACAAGCAAGCTTTCCTATGAGCAGATCACAACGAACGACATTCGAGCGCTCGAAGGTTTCCTTGCAATCGAGTACGCGCAACACGAGCGCAACGGCAAGCACATGGAAATGCACCCGTGCTACCGCAAGAAGCACCAGCCGCAAATCAACCTTGCAGATGGCGGTAAAGGCATCAAAAGCGCGTTTCTTCGCGTTAGCGGCTTCTACTTCTCAGGCCGTGAAGCTATCTCGTTCAACGAAGACGGATTCATAGGCATTGCGGGCTGGGCTGATGACACGAACGTTCAGCCATTTCTCAGAGCGTTTCACAAGTGGGTTTGTGAGTGGATGATTGGAGTTACCTACCGATGATTGAGACGAAGCACGCGAAGAGCCTTGGCGAGCTTTCGCGCGGTGATGCCGTGGAGCATCCCGACCACTACGCGGGCGACGGCCAGATTGAGTGCATGGACGCTATGCGCTCGATGATGAGCGGCGACCAGTACGCCTTGCCCGCCCAATCGGCCTACTGGTGGGGCTGCGCATTCAAATACCTTTGGCGCTGGCGGCGCAAGAACGGCGTTCAAGACTTGCAGAAGTGCAAGCAGTGCATCGACTACCTGATTTCCGAGACGGAAGGCAAGAAGTGAAGCGCTACCAGATCGTACTTTGCGCCATTGCCACCGCAGCGACCGTAGCCGCGTTCTGGTGCGTCTGCTACTGGGCTTATCAAGCGCTTCTGGCAATAGCGCTGTTTCTAGTGTTTCTCGCGCTTATTGCGCTCACGTTTTAGGAGGTTTCACATGCTGAAAGAAGATAGAGAGATCGAGCAGGGCGCTTACGGATGCGCCGCAATCGTCCTTTTTGCCGTTCTGGCGCTCGTTGTGAGCATCGCGGTTGGCGTGTTCTTCGGCGCTGGGTTCGGGCTTATCGCCCTTGCGGTGTTCGTCGTTTTCTCGCTCATCTGCGTTATGCGCGCGTTCATGAAGGTTGGCAAGTAGCATGGGCGGCAAGTACGAGGTTCGCGGAGCGATGAGCGGGCTTTGCCCGTTCTGGTGCGGACAATTTACCAACTCGCTTGCCCATGCCCTGCTGCTGCTCATCCGATTTTCTCTGAAGTACCGAATCGTTGAGTTCAACATCAGGAAAGAGCCGTTGGATTGCGCGGACTGCCACGACGATAACTGCCCTTCGCGGATTCGTGAAAACTGCGAGTGGTCATGATGGGCGTTAAGGTCAAGCGCGGCGCAGATGGCGTTTTCGAGTGCCGTTTGTACCTTGGTCGCAGCATCGACGGCAAGGCGATTCGGCCTTACAAGCGGTTTCCGAACGCGGCCACCGAGGACGAAGCGCAAGCCCTCGCTGAGACGTGGGCGGCTTACGTGACGGCTGACGGAACGGTTAGAAGCGCCCGCTTGACCGATTTGCTCGAAGACTACGTGCAACTGCGCGAGCGCAACGGCGCAAGCCCGAACAGCATTAAGAGCTATCGGCTGTTCTGCCGCTACGTCGCACGTTACCTGAAGACCGCAAACGCGCGCGATCTTGGCGTGATGGACTTCAACCGATTTGAACAACGCTTGCTCATGGCTAAGGACGAAGGCGGGCAAGGTCTTTGCCGCAATAGCGTTATCAACGTCCACAACTTCTTGCGCGGAGCTTATAACCACTTCGTAGACGCTGGTATTTGCGACGCTAACCCGCTGGTGTACGTCGCCAAACCATCGCCAGAGCGGCACGAAGCTTCAGCGCTCACCGAATGGGATTTCGAGGGCTTCAACGAGAAGCTAGAGGGTGCGCTTAGCAAGGAGATCAAGACGAAGGCCGATTACCGCGCCGCCGTCTACGCCTTCGCTTCGTGGCTGTCGCTCGTTACCGGCATGCGCGTTGGCGAGGTGTGCGCGGTGCAGCGCATCGACGTTAAGCGCGTCTTGTCTTACGTCCACGTCGGCGGCAACGTCATTGAGGGCAAGGGCAAGAAGCCCTATCGCCGAAACGTCACCAAAGGCCGCAAGTGCCGCAACATCGCGCTTACGCAAGACGATATCGCGGTCATTGATGCCTTCACGAAGCTTCAGAGCGCCGTTCTGGGACGTTTGGGCGCAGATTGCCCACTGGTGACGCTAGACGGCTCATATATGCGCCCAACGACGATTTCACGGGCTTTCAGCCGCATACGCGACGCGTGCGGACTACCGCGAGAGATCACGTTTCACAGCTTGCGTCACACGCACGCTTCATGGCTCATCGCCAACGGCTGCGACCTGAAGACGCTATCTGAGCGCATGGGGCACGCGGACGAAGCAACGACGCTTCGAATCTACGGCCACCTGATGCCCGGACGCGACGCGGCGGCGGCTCAGCTCTTCAGCGAAGCGAAGCGCCGCGCGGCGGGTTAGGAGGTGTGCCAAAGGTGAACCAAAACGCCGTTTTCGGGCATCGCGGCGACCGAGGACGAAACGCGAGATAAACCGCCGCTTTCGGCACGGGTTAAGACCGACCGTGCCAGATAAGAAGTAATTATCAGGCAATCGTGAGAAGGGAGGGTGCCAGTGGAGCCGCAAACGTTCGATTTCAAGCCTGACGCGCCGAAGCTAAGCAAGGAAATGCAAGCGACGTTGGCTAAGACCGAAGCCGCCCTAAAGCGGATGTGGGAGCGCGAGAAGCAGGAAGCGCAGACGGTCTACGAGATCACGATTCCCGCCCAAACGCTGACCATCGTTGGCAAGGAGCACGCGGAGCACGTCTTGAAGTCACTGAAGGCGATTCGGGTTTCCGGCACCTACCGCGTCACGAAGAAATGAGGTGCGATGAAGACCATTGAGCTTAACGACGATGACTGGGCACGGCTCAAACGCAAGCTCATGACGCAGAGCGTTGACGATGCCATGAAGGACTACACGCCGCCCGTCAAGCTTACGCACGGCAACGAATACATCACCTACGAAACATGGGGTGAAGAAGACAATGAGCGGTCTAACGAATGAGCAATGGAAACGTATCTTCAACGGTGTTGCTGACAGGGCACCAGAAATCTTCAAAGACTGCGATTTGCAGTTCTCAATTTCCGTCCGCAACGAGGACGGAACCGAAGAAACGATTTACGAACACGAAGGGAAGAAAGATGATTCCGACATTGACAACTGAGCAACGCAGAGAAAACCTTGAAAAGGCCAAGGCGGCACGGCAGCGCCGCGCCGCGATCTTGAAGGGCGTTGCCGACGGCTCCTATACCGTCCTCGACGTGCTCAACATGGCTTTCACCGATGATGCGGTGTCGCGAATGAAGGTGTTCACTCTCATCAAGGCTGCACCGGGCTACGGATTTGCCCGCACGCAGCAGACCATGCGCAAGCTCCACATTTCCGAATCGCGCCGCCTTCGCGGTCTTGGGGCGAATCAGCGAGCGGCGCTTGTCGAACTGTTCGGGGGTGCGCGGTGAGCCTTAACAAGATCACGCTATCTGGCAATCTCGGTGCAGATGCCGAGCTGCGCTATACGAAGAGCGGAAACCCTGTCGTTTCGTTCTCGCTGGCTGTCAATGAACGCACGCCGAACGGCGACGGCTCATGGGGCGAATACACCAACTGGCCTGATTGCGTCATGTTCGGCAAGAGAGCCGAAGCGCTCGCGCCGTGGCTTCGCAAGGGCACCAAGATTTCGCTTCTCGGGCGCATCCATACGCGCAGCTACCAGAAGGACGGGCAGAGCATCAAGCGCTGGGAAGTTCGCGTTGATGACGTGGAGCTGATGCAGTACAAGCGCGACGCGCAATCGCCAGCACCGGCGAATGCAGCCGCGCCCGGTCTTGCAATGGCCACCGGCGACCCGTCGCCCGTTGCGCCAGTGCAACCGACAGCGCCAGACCTTTACGACGATGACGTACCGTTTTAGGAGGAAGAAGGATGTTCGGAATCAAGAAGAAGGGCGCAGAGATCAAGCAGCCCGTTTATGTCGTTCTCGTGCCGGAGGTCGCGGCATACGCAAGCGCTTCTTCGTTCCCGGTCGATTCAACCGGCGCACTCGTGTTTCTGAACGACACCGTAGAGCATGAAGGAGCTGAGTATCAGGTTGTGGCTATGAGCCACCGAAACAAGGTTGTTATCCGCCCGAAGGGACAGACTTACGGCGGCAAGTGGGTTAAGGCTGGAAGCGTGCGCGTCACGCGTCATGTTCTGGGGGTGCGCTAATGATTGGCAGGAAGCTTCGCGCTAAGAAGGTCAATGAGGGAATCGAGATGCCGCGCTATGCGCATGAGGGAGATGCTGGGCTTGACCTTCGCATTACCGAGACTGTCACGCTCGAACCGATGCAGAAGTGCGTTGTCGGTTGCGGCCTTGCCGTCGAGATTCCGAGCGGTTGCGTGGGGCTGGTGTTCCCGCGCAGCGGCCTTGCGGCAAAGCAGGGCATCACGCTTTCGAATAGCGTTGGCGTTATCGACAGCGGCTATCGCGGCGAGGTGTGCGCGGCGCTCATCAATCAGAGCTATGAGACGGTGACGCTCGAAGCTGGAACGCGCGTCTGCCAGCTTGTCGTGATGCCTTACGTGCCTTGCGATCTCGTACCGGTCGATGAGCTTAGCGACACCGAGCGCGGCGCTGGCGGTTTCGGCAGCACGGGCGTTGAGTAGGTGGTTGGCATGTTGGCAATCATCGGCGGAAGGCAGACGGGCAAGACTACGTGCCTTATCGCAATGTCGAACGAGACTGGTTATCCGATACTGACCGCGACGCGCGGCATGGCCGAGAACATCGAGCTTATGGCGCGCAAGATGAGCGTTCAGATTCCGCCCGTCCTGTCGTTATCGGGCATGCCGCTAAAAGGCTCGCTCATGCATACCGAGCGCGTGCTTGTCGATGAGTTGGGGCTTGTTGCTGAGTATCTTATCGGCGCTGAGGTCGTGTCTGCTTCTATTGACGGCGTGGCGCTGGTCAAGGCTCAGCCGCCGAGCACAGACCTTGCAAAGCTTGGGTTATGGGAAGCCTTCAAACTTTGGCGCAAAGAGCGCAAGCGCGCTCGATCTGGCGGTGACGGCATGTGAGAGCAAAGGAGTATTTCGAGGGCATCCGCGCCGAGGTGGTGAAGACCGACAAGGCGCGGGAAATGCTCGAACGCATGAAGGCGCGCGAGGGCGCGAAGGCTCAGAGCTACCAGACGGGCAGCAGCGGTGGAGACGTTAGCGACCCGATGGAATCCGTATCACAGCGCATCGACTTCGAGGGCAAGCTTAGGCAACGCATCGCCGATGCCGAGGGAACGCTAGACGAAGCGTGCGAAGTGCTCTACGGCTCGGACGGGCGCGGCGGCTTGGCTAAGCTGAAGGGCACGCACTACGCCGATGCTATCTGCATGTACTACTGCCAAGCTGAGACATGGGGCGAGATAGCGGAAATCATGCAGTGTTCGCAGAAGTGGTGCCGCAAGCTCTGCGAAGTTGGGTTTAAGTTCATTGACCGTGTAGGATGGGCGCACATCAAGAACGCCTGATAATTGGGTGTTCCCTTCAGTTCCCTACTTATGCTAAAGTTCGGTACGGTGGATTAGGTAGTAAGGCCACGGGCAATAGCGCTCGTGGCCTTTTTGTTTGGAGCGTTGGCAGAGTGGCTTATTGCGCACGGTTGCTAACCGTGTGGCGCGCCAGCGCCCGTAGGTTCGAATCCTACACGCTCCGCCACATCTCAGGGGGTGCGCCATGGCTAAGGACTTCTCGCGCGCCTTCTACTCATCCGCCGACTGGGAGCGCGCCAGAGACGCGGCGCTTACGCGCGACGCTCACCTATGCCAGCACTGCCTGCAACAAGGAGAGATCACGCCCGCCGTCATGGTGCATCACATCACGGAGCTGACACCAGCGAACGTCAACGACCCGAACGTTGCGACCAACCTAGACAACCTCGTTAGCCTTTGCGACCGATGCCATAAGAAGGTGCATGGTTGGATAAGGCAAGGCTCAACGCGTCAAGGGTTGGCTTTCGACAGCGACGGGAACTTGATATCGCTTTCAGACTGACACACAAACACGACACAACGCGACGCAAGCGCGGGAAATCGGACGCAAAACCGCAGATGAACCCGCGTGACAATCCCCCCGGTCTGAAAAACGCAGGTGGTGCCTAGGGCACCAACGCCGGGAGGTAATTTCTTGCGCGTGACGGATTTTCGAAAGGGGGTGGTCTTGCGATGACGGCAAAAGTAGGCAATACTTCGAAAGTTTCGCCCGCAGTCGCGGGGAATAGCCCGCCGAAGCGGCGAGTTGCCAAGGAGAAGCGCGTAGAGAGCGAGCTTCGGAAGCTGCGCGAGATCACCAAGGGCGCTATCCCAGACGAGAAGCGAAAAACCGTCATGCCGCTGCTTGCGAACCTCGCGTTTCTGAAGGTCAAGCTTGACGATGCCCGCGCCGATCTGCTCTACGAAGACATCTTCACCGAGTACGACAACGGCGGCGGGCAAACCGGGCTGCGCGAGCACCCCGGATTCAGTGCATACAACAAGCTGTTCACCACGTTCTCACGCGGCGTTAAGCAGCTAACCGACATGATGCCGAACGGAACCGCCGCAGCCGACGCGCTCATTGACTTCATCAATGAAACGCGGTTCGGTTAGAGCGACCGGCAAGTATGGTTCGTGCGAGCGCGCCATACGTGACTACTTCGGCGGCATCCTGCGCGGCGATATAACCGCATGCGGCAAGATGAAGCAGGTTGCCGCTATCGTGCTTCAGGGCATGGACAACACCGACCCGCTCTATCCGTACCACTACCGCGAGGAATACGCGCAGAAGCATGTTCGCTTCATCGAAAGCTTCTGCCGCCTACCGTCCGGGCGCTTGGGGCACGATTTCAAGCTAGAGCTTTTCCAACGCGCCATTCTGTCCGTCGTTTTCGGATTCGTTGACGCTGAGGGCGTGCGGCAGTACCGCGAAGTGCTCTGGATTATGGGACGCAAGAACGGAAAGACCGCGCTTGCGTCTGCGATAGAGCTTGACTTGCTCGTTAACGACGATGAAGGCGCGCCGGAGGTCTATAACGTAGCAACCGCGCGCGATCAGGCGGCTAAAGGCTTCAACAACGCATGGCGCATGGTGCAGACCAGCCCTGCGCTCGCTAAGCACATCCGCAAGAGGGTTGCAGACTTGTACTGCGATCTGAACATGGGCAGCATCCGCGCTCTGAGCGCAAACACGAACCACCTAGACGGTCTGGACATTTCCGGCGCAATCGTGGACGAGCTGGCCGCGATGAAGAACCGCGACCTTTACGACCTGACGATGCAGGGAACGTCTGCGCGCCGTCAGCCGCTCGTGTTGGAGATCACGACTAACGGTTTCGTGCGAAACAGCATCTTCGATGCGCAATACGAGTACGCGACCAAATGGCTTGACGGCAAGGCGACCGGCGAGAAGGCAGAGCGTTTCATCGCGTTCATCTTCGAGCTTGACGAGCGCGAGGAATGGGAAGACGAAAGCGCTTGGATTAAGGCGAACCCCGGCCTTGGCACGATCAAATCGCTTTCGGCTCTTCGACAGAACGTTTCCAAGGCTAAGGATGATGCGACATACCTTCCCACGCTGCTTGTTAAGGATTTCAACCTTATTGAAAACCAGTCTCAGGCTTGGTTGACGTGGGCTGAGATACACAACGAAGCGACATTCGACCCCGGCGACGGAACCTTTACGTATGCCGTTCTTGGCGTTGACGCGGCGGACACGACCGACCTTACCGCCGCTTGCCTTCTGATGCAGCGACCGAACGACCCGAACATCTACGCGCTTCATATGGCGTGGATTCCGCTTCGCGCTTTGGAGCAAGCAGAGCGCGAGGGGCGGCGCGGCGGTCGCGACGGTGTGCCTTACGATGCGTGGATTGCGCGCGGGCTTATGCGAACGTGCGAAACGCCCATCATGGACAAGCGCGACGTTCTGGATTGGGTGGCGGAAGTTCAAGACAAGTACGGAATCTATGCCGTAGCGTGCGGATACGACCCGTGGCACATGCGCGATGTGCCGACCGTGGAAGCATACGAAGACTATTTCGGCGCTGACAACCTGCAAAAGGTCATTCAGGGCGCGCAAACGCTGTCAATGCCGATGAAGGAGCTTCGAGCGCTCTACAAGGAAGGGCGCATCGTGGACAACGCCAACCCGATTGCCGAATGGTGCCGCTCGAACGTCGCCATTCGAACCGACGTGAACGGAAACATTCAGCCGGACAAGAAGAACCAAGACCCGCGCAACCGCATAGACGCGTGGGCGGCTGAGTGCGACGCGTTCATTGCGATGAAGAACATTGCGGACGATTACCGCGCGATGATAGGAGGTTAGAGTTGAGCAGATCACAACCGTTCGTGCGCTCGCTCTTCGATGCGGTGTTCCACCGTCCGCAGATGCAAGCGGTAAACGGCTATTTCTCCACGTTCACGGCCTATGCCCCGTCGTTCACGACGTGGCAGGGCGGGCTTTACGAAGCAGAGCTTACGCGAAGCATCATCGAGAGCGGCGCAGACCACGCAAGCAAGCTGAAGCCCGAAGTATCGGGCACGGCTCAGCCGACGGCTGCGCGAGCGCTGCGACAGCAGCCTAACCCTTGGATGACAACGCCGCAGTTTATCAAGCGCGTTTGGACGATTCTTCAGGTGAACGACACGGCGCTCATCATCCCGATAGACGCGGGAGACGGCACCACTATAACGGGCTATTACCCCGTTCTTCCGAGCCAGTGCGAAGCATACGACGTTGACGGCGAGCTTTGGCTGAAGCTCACGTTTCCGACCGGCGACAGCGTGCTTGTAGAGTGGTCGCGCGTGGGCGTTATGACGCGCCACCAGTACCAAAGCGATTTGTTCGGCGACGGCACGAACGTTCTTCAGCCGACGTTGGAGCTGATGCACGCGCAGAACGAAGCCGAGCAGTCGGCTATCAATCAGGGCGCGGCGGTGCGGTTCATCGGCAAGCTCAGCCAGAACCGCAACGAGGTCGACCAAGAGAAGGCGCGCAAGGCGTTCAACGCTCAGCTTTCCGCAGACAACGCGGGCGGCATCGCCGTATATGACAAGCTGTTTTCAGACGTGCAGCAGATAACGCCGCACAGTTACACGGTCGATGCGGCGCAGATGGAGCGAATCGAGAAGAGCGCTTACCGCTTCTTCGGATCCAATGAGGATATCGTCACGAACCGCGCGGACGAAGACACCTTCAACAGCTACTACGAAGGACGCATCGAGCCGTTCGCTGTTCAGCTCGGCTTCGTTATCACCTCCATGACGTACACGGCGAACGAGATAGCGCACGGAAACTCAATCATGTTCAGCGCGAACCGACTAGAGTTCGCCAGCAACACGACGAAGCTTAACGTCTCGGTCGCGCTCTTCGACCGTGGCATCTGGAACGGCAATCAGGTTGCCGATGTTTTCCAATCGCCGCACTACGACGGCGGCGAGCGCCATGTCATACGCGGCGAGTACATCGACCTAGAACTTATCAGCGAGCATACGGCGGAACAGGCGGCGCAAGCCGCAGAGACGAACGCGAATATAGCCGCAATCGACGCGAGCAGCGGCTACGGCGACAAGAAGGAGGTAGACGATGCCAGCGAAACCGAGTGAGCGGCAATACCGTTCCCTTGCCGTGCCGCTCAACGTGCGGGCGGCTGACGGCGCAACCAAGAAGCGTTTCGACACGGAATACTACGTTGAGGGCTACGCTTCTACTTTCAACGACCCATACGTTCTGTTCGAGGATTTCGACGGCACAAAATACATCGAGGTTATCAGCCCCGATGCCTTCCGCGAAGCGGACATGAGCGACGTTATCCTTCAGTTCGACCATACGGGCAGAGTGTACGCCCGCATGAGCAACGGGACGCTCATTGTGGAGCCGGACGAGCACGGGCTTTTCATCGCCGCCGACCTGTCGCGCTCTCAGGGCGCGCGCGATCTCTTCGAAGAGATAAAGGCCGGTCTTATCACGCGCATGTCATGGGCTTTCACGGTAGCGGCAGACGAATACGACCGCGAGACGCATACCACGACCATTACGCGCGTCAAAAAGGTTTTCGACGTGTCCGCCGTCAGCCTTCCGGCTGACCCGAACACCGAGATATCAGCAAGAAACCTGCTCAACGGAGCGATTGAGCAGTCGCGCAAGGAGCTTGCGCGCCGTAAGAGTGCCCTTGCCGTTGCGAGGGCGACACTGGCAATCGCCAAGAGCAGAAAGGTTTAGAGCAATGGACGAAATGACTATGGATGACCTGCTTAACGAGCTTCAGGGTCTTGTCGATAAGTACAAGGCCGATGACGGCACCGACACCGAGCCGACCGAGCAGGACGCAGAGCGCATGAGCGCGCTTACCGCCGAGATCGAGAAGCGCAACGCCGCC